TCTTAATTGGTTAGCAAATAATAATCCTTGTACAGCATTTAATGCATTATCTAACATTGAACTGCCGTCACCTTTATCATCCGTTGTAGTGTCATCATCTGTTCCTGCTGCGCCAGTTGCTGCACCAGTTGCTGCACCACCAACAATAGAATTTCTAGTATTTTTCTTTATTTTATTTCTACCGCGAGTTCCTACAGTCATTAACTGTAAGGCATTCATCTCTGCTCTCAACTGATCTATTTGAAATTTAACAGTTCTTGATCTAAGAGGTGCTCTGACGAAAGAAACATTCATATCTTTTTTAGTAAACTTTCTCTGTGTTCTAAATGAACCTAGATCATTATACAAATTTTCTATCAGTACTGTGTTTCTTTCTGTGATAGAAGTTAGTGTGTTTAGTTTATTGTTTAAAGTAACAAGTGAATCTACAGTAAACTTTTTAAATCTTCTTTCTATTGTTGCTTTTTTTCTGTTTTCTGATTCTTCTTTTTGTTGTTGTGGAGTCAACTTTCCATATTTCGATTGAGCGACTTGTGCTATCAACTCTGATCCCGTTAGAGACTTGACTATATTAAACACTGAATATCGCATAGCCAAATCTTCTCTGACCATAGAAACAAATGCAGCAGAAAGAGGCAAATTCTTTCTGGATTTTATTGTGTATAGTTTTGATGATAGATCTGCTAATGACATTATCGTTTTTTCGGTTTAAGTAGTTTTTTCATAGTTTCCTGAGACTCAACTTTCGTTTTGTTTATTCTATCTGTCTCTTCCTTCACCCAGTTATTCACCATTGAAATATACATATCTCGTTCCCATGGTAACATATTCTCAAGTTCAGTTAACGTATATTTGTACTGGTGAGTTAATGTGAACATATTATTGTAATATGCGCGCAATGACCCATCGCGGAAAGTTAGATAAAAAAATCGTTGAGACCCTCCAATACCAAATCATGTTGAAATGAACACTTCTCGCATGCATGTTTAACTTCTTTTTTAATTATTGGTAGACTGTTGAAAAATTCTAAGATCTTATCGAATTGTTCTTGCGTCAAAGATTCTAGAAATTGTTTAAATTCTTCTAGCGATGATTCTTTGGAATAATAAACATTATTTGCGTCGAAGACGTATTCTGTACAATCAAAAATTAACTCATAAATTTGTTCAGCATCTTCTGATAATATTAAATTCTTTATACTCTTAAATGTTTCTAGAGTTGGATACTTTAACTGCATGCCAACATCTTTTGTCATGTATACTTTTGTAGGTAAGTCGTTTATAGGTGGCTTGATCTCTAATAGATTCACCTTAACAGACATAAGGTTTTTACATTCCACTTGAACTTCTTCGCCTTGATCATCTGTGTACGATTCTACAATATTACGGCACACATATGCAGTATCTACTGTTTCTCCAACAGATCTAGCGCGAATGTTTAAAAACAAATATTCGATATCAAAAATTGGAATTGAGTTTATATCCAAATCATCAACCAAACAATTGTTAATAACTTGTTTAATTGTGTTTAAAACTGTTTGTTCTTCTTCAGTTTGCAGTGCCATTAACAACAACTTTTCTTCTTTAACCAAAAAAGGTCTAAACTTTATTGGTCTAGGAACAGACACTAGTTTTATTTCAAATACAGGTAAATCAATTTTGGGCATTGGCATAACAATTATTTCCTACTGGTTATTTCTAAATCTCTAAAGAAAAATGATGCGGTTACTTTATGAAATCCATCATCCATCCAATTCGCTGGCATAGACTGAATGTTTAATGGATACAAATCGATTAAATTTACAGTTATGTGCTTAAATGCGTTGGGTGATGATTTGTTGTATGAAGAAGTAGTATCTTCAAACATTAGTAATTCTACTTGACCTACGATTTCGTCAAAGTATCTATTTTGGGCATTGTTTGGAGAAATTTCATATATCCAGTTACTCAATATCCCATAAATTGGAGTATTGTCATTCACATAAAATGTGAAACTGACCTCGTTCATATCGCGATTGAATGGCACCTTAACTTTTAATTTACCAGGAATTTTGTATTCCAATGCTGTTAAACTTTGCCCAGGAAACTCTATTGAGTCACACAAATAAATCATATTCTCTATATCTTCTTTCACATCTGTGGCAAAAGATGGAATCGATAAGAACCTAGCAGCAAACTTAGAACTTCTAATTAAATTTTGCTGTGTAAATCTATCAATATTATATGTTGAACTCAATCTCTGTGAATCCAATAAATCAATTTCTTTCAATTGATTTTCGGGTTGAGTTGGTGATTGCGAAAACAGTTGTTTTAAGAAATCGAATGCCATTATTTTTTATACACCATTTTTTGTACTGGAAGAAATACTGCTGTTTCCCAATTGTTAGGTTCAACGTAAATCAAAGAGGATCTAATATGCGAAGAAAGATATCGTTTTACACAAGATTCTATTATCTTAAATCTACGAGAACCAGCCAACAAATCATACGATAAATTAAATCTTGTTGTGTCATTATATTTATCGTTACTGATAAAATCCATCAATTTATCAAGCAAAACCAAACGGCTCATCGGATCCAAATAGTGGAGATTTAATCCTAGGAATCCATCGGAATACATTTCCATAGGAATTACCAGTGGAAACTTATCCCACACTGGAAGGACATCTTTTAGTTTTGGATCATATGCAAAAAAGTACATTCGACCAATAAATGCCTTTGCTGAGATTCTGGAGGCATCGTTCAATACATTAGAACGATCAGTTGGCATTTTTAATTTAAAAAGTTTACCCTGCAACCAACTTCTAGCCTGATCAGTTCTTGGTCTGATTCCAGCAGCATTCATCTCTCGAGATAATTTTGTGAGTAGCCCAGCCATTAAATTCCTAGATTCTTTTCAGTTATTACCTTAAATTTCCAATTTTTATCTTTGCAATACTCTATCGCGGCTTTCCATTTCGCCTCATTTATTCCATAAGTAACAACTTCTTGGATGTATTGTTTTGTGATTTTTTTCCTGGCAGTCGGTGGTATGGATTGCTTTTCGGGCTTCACTTCTAGTATTATGGTTTCTATGAGGTTTTGTTTGTTTCTAGTTCTTACCAGAAAGTCTGGAAAATATCTGTGCCAACGGTTATCCACTGGCGATAAATATGGTATGATAATTTCCTCACTCGACCATTCAATCACGCTTGAATTTTCATCCAAGTGCACCATAACTCGACGTTCCCAAAGAGATCTGTACCAGATATTTGTTGGGTCGCCTAAATATTTATTAGGGTTTTTTGGGATATATTTTCCTGAATAAGCCATCAACTATTTATAGGAATATTTAATGGCAGGCATAGCGACAGCAGTCAAATTTCTTCTTAAGAGAGGAAGCCAAACAGCATCTAAGGCTCCTAGAGGAACATCTGCAGGAAGATCAGTCCTTAATAATAGAACGGCTGGGCAACGAATAGCAGCTGGAACTATAGCAGCAGGCATTACTGGTGGAATAACGGCAGGTTTTTTGGGTAGTGAGCAATCAGATCAATCGCAAACAGATATACTGAATCAAACCACAGGTAAAAACAAAACTGAAGCGAGTAATCTAAACAAAAAAGACTTGCAAATTATTAAATTTCCGCCAGACATAGAAAACTCGCCAGTCCCACATGTTTTAATAAAAATATATGAAACAGAAACTGGAAGTGTTGCTACAACTGATCTAACCGCTACCAGTTTTAATGCTGGAGTCAGCGAAATTGCTCAAAAAGTAGAAGATGTTAATATAGGTGAGGTGATTGGCGCATTGGGTGGTGCTAAAATTGCTGCTACTCCAGCTGGATTACTCGCAGTGGGCGGTAAATGGAGGGCTGCGGCTGGATTGTTGGCTGCTGGCGCTGCTGGCGGAGCAGCATTAGTTGGTACTGGTGCAGCAGGAGCAATTACAGCTGAAACTATTGATTCAATAGGAAGTCAAATTGGAGTGAATAATACTTCTGAAAGATTTGTAAGTTTAATTAAAAATTTCGCTTTAAAACGAAACATAGAACAATTAAAAGTCGCGATAGCACTTTTAATGCCAGAAACTCTTGCTGTAAGTTATCAGAATAGATTTGATGAACTGAGTTTCACACAAGCAGCTGGAGTTGGTGGTTTGTTAGCCCAAGCAATGGGGTCTATGAAAGGAACATCTGGTGGTAATCCTGATCCATATATCATAGAAGCAGCAGGCAGAGTCGCGCAGGGTTTATTGACTGACGATTTTAAGAGAATTGGATTATTTGCAACGACTGGCAGAACTATAAACCCTCAGCCAGAGATGATATACAACGCGCCAACATTGCGTGAATTTACTATGGATTTTAGATTAGTTCCAAAAAATCAGGTAGAAGCAGCCCAAATTAATTCTGTTTTAACCAACCTTAAATATTTTGCTGCTCCTAAAATTCCAACAGAAACTGGTGGCAGATATTTCATACCACCTGCGCAATTTGAGTTGGAATTTTATGATGCGGAAAACAATTTAAATCAATTTTTATTTAAAACTAAAAAATGTGTGCTCGAGGATATCTCAATAGACTATACAGGAAATGGGTCATTTGCTACTTTTTATGATGGGTCTCCAGTAGAAACTAGATTAAGTTTGAGATTTAGAGAAACTGTGTTTATTGATAAAAATGCAGTAAGTCAAGGATACTAACCATGTATTTTAAACAGTTTCCAAAAATAGGATATTCTTTTGATTTATCTGAACGCGGCAAAATTACTGCGGTTACAAATATATTTACTAGGTTTAAGATAAAAGAAAACGTTTTAAATAATGCTTATGCGTTATACAAATATCAATACGAAGACAATGATACTCCAGAAATAGTTTCTTATAAAGAGTATGGGGATCCTCAATATCATTGGGTAATTGCGGCAGTCAATCAAGTATTAGACCCACTGTTTCAATTTCCTCTACAAAGAAGTGCATTAGAAAAGAAAATCGTAAAGCAGTATGGATATACTAGCATCAACGAAGCATATGCTGCAATTCATCATTATGAATATGAAGTAAAGAGCACTCTTTCAGAAGTAAATGGTCCGACAACAGTTACAACTAATACGAGTATTGTTACTTTAAACACATACAATCATGTGACAGAGACATTAAATACTGTTGCATTAAATACACCTACAACAGAAAGTGTTGTTTTTAGAGCAAATAATGCAGATCCAGCAACTAGCATTGTTGCAACGCTCACAAAAGTGTCAACGTATAAGCCAGTATATGTTTATGATTATGAGAACAATTTAAACGAGGCAAACAGACAAATTAAACTGTTAAAACGTGATTATATACAACCATTATTATTAGAATTTCAATCTACGCTAAATGATTAATGATCTTAATGTAAATACATCCTCGCGTGACGCTGTAATCTTAGAATTAAAATTAGTTAGTTCTAACGGCAAAGTTGCAGATCTATTAGATAAGTTTAACGCAATAAACATATATGAGGATATCTTTCAATCTGTAGTAACAGGAACAATTCAATTAGTTGAAGGTATCAATTTATTCTCAGAGCATGCAATCCATGGTAATGAATACATATACATAACTTTTGGGCGACCAGGAGAAATTGGATTCTCTGAAAGATATACCAAAGTGTTTCGCATATTCAAGGTTTCTGACAGAGAAAAATCTGGAAATGGTCAGATTCAAACTTATGTTCTT